GATTAAAATTATGAATGTACTGAACGCAATTTTCGATTCCATCAGAGATCATGTCCTCCTTGAACATGTAGTTAACAAAGTTCGGCTTGAAGGACAAGTGATTTGCGATCTTCAAGAAACACTCCCCAATATAACGTGGAATGGGAGGTTTTGTTTTCCAAGACTTTGCTCTCTCTGATTTTTCTTGTTCACAGAGATCTTTACCAAATTCTTTAAAATAAGCAAGTTCTACATTACTTCTGTATTCAACCAGAGCAGCAAGAAACTCTTTGTTGTTTACGTAATGCTCCGACCTTTTTCTCTTGGTCATACCTGGTTGTATCATAACGTGTCTCATAATATGTATAGATTATATCATCTATACTAATACTTGACAAGGTATCAAATACTCTGTAGAATAACTCTGTTAGGGTTGATAGGAAAGCTATAAGTAACTTACTTACCCTTAAAGATTTTCTCTAACAACTCTTTAGTGTCATTGACGTTAGCAATATATCCCATCTTACGATCGATCTTTTGATGGTTAGGAGTCGTATCTGCAGACTGTCTAACATAGTCTTGATACATCATTATCATTTCTATATCACCAGATTCAGACAACGTAAGAATATCATCTAAATTTATCACAAACATATCATCGGTTGTAGTCTTCAACCAAGGTTCAACCTTGTAACCTACAATACCTAACTTTCCCTTAATTTCATTAACAATTACTGGATTAGTAACAAGAAGAAAAGTTTTATCATCCTCATCAGTAGCTGCTACTTTAGCAAAGAGTTCTTCTCCAGTTTTTAATTTTACTGTTGCATAGAAGTCATCTTGTATCATATTTCTCCCCTAAGTTTGATGGTGATTATTTCATAATTAAATTGTTCTTCGTTATAAATTTTAATTCTTTCTATAAAATGATTTAGTGTGTAATTCCTTTTTGATTCTGTTGAACAGTCATCTGCAATATCATAAAGAGTTGCCTTTACTTTGTCTTTTCCTTTTCTAAGAACTCGTCCAATACTCTGAAGATTTCTGACTCTGGACTTACTTGGAGAGGCAAAGATGACATTATGCAGATTTTTAATATTGATACCTGTAGAAAAAGTTCCATAAGAGGCAACAATGACTGCGTTGTTTTCTCTTTCTGTTATTTCTCTTACTAATTCTCGTTCTTCAGCATCAACACCACCATGGACAAAGAATACTCTGCGACCATCACTCTTATTGTTATTTATCTTTTCGTAAAGAACCTGTCCATGACTTTCAACTCTTTGAAAAAGAACTAACGTATTTCCTTTAAGATCTAATGTCAGATTCTTAATGAAGTTGTTCCTTTGTTCGTGTGTAATAAGATATTGAATTTCATCTTCATAAGTATCAAACTTTCGTTGAGGATGTTTAAGAACAAGGCACTGAATATCAAGTTGTGATAAGTGTCCTTGCCTCATCAACTCTTCAGTTTTTGTCACTTTATATGATGGACCAAAGAGTCCCTCAAGCACCCACTTATGGGTCTGTGTGCCGTCTAATGTGCCAGTAAAACCAAATCTATACTTTGCATGATGTAATTTAGTCATGATTTGTATCAATGACTTAGACTTGAATAAATGTGCTTCATCGCCTATAATTACACCATACTCTTCAAAGAAAGAACGTTCTAGTTTATATACAGATTGCCAAGTCGTGATTGTTACTGGAGCATCATTACTCTTTTCCCTACCAGAATAGATACGGTGACAATATGAATCAGCATCCCAACCATAATCAAGAAAATCTTTATACATCTGTTCTACAAGAGATGTCGTTGGAACAACTAGAAGGATTTTTTCTCCTCTGTCAACGTAGTATCTTACGAGAGAATAGATCATCAACGATTTGCCAGAAGCAGTGGGAGATATCAATAGTTTTCTATTATGCTTTAGGGCACCGTATACTCCCTCAATCTGATATTTCCTGGGAGTATGAGCACAAATGGAATTCATGTAATCCTTGACACCTTCCATAGATATGTGTTCATTCTCCTCATATGGAGTGCCATAAAATTTATTATCTACAAACTGATAGCTATATCCATATTGATCACAGAAGTTGACAATCTTATCTAACAAACCAACATAGATCTGCTTAGATCTCATGTCATACAAGTGTATCTCTCCGTTCCAGTTCCTGCCACGATACTGTGGCATAAATTTTGCATTAGGAACCTCAAACTTAAAGTGGTCTCTAAGTTCGTACTCAATATGAGGTTCTGTATTAATTTTTAAAAATACTTCGTTTGATTTAGAAATAACAAGGTCTGTTGTATTCACGATGATCATTCATCTGTGAATATTTATCACTGATTATTAAACTTATATTCAAGCACTATTCTATACAAAAAGTTTTTTAGATAATGAAGTCTTTCTTGTTCGGATGGATGTCCACCAGACCATTTATCTAGGTGAACACTAACAGATTTATAAATCAGATGCAAATCTTCAGGACCAAATTGCAACTCTATGTAAGTTCCATCAGGATCAAAATCATCATCTTCATAAACCCAATCTTCATTCATTATCCTAACCCTGCATTGAATCTCATGAACTCTATTGCATTTTTAATTTGATAGGTTCTATTACTAATTTGTTTGAGAATACTCTCAATATACACAAGTATAGTGTCATAGTAATCAATTTTCAAGCATACTGAAGAAAGTTTCTCATCTGCGTCAAGATACTTCTGCATTGTATCTTTATCGCGAATCTTTTTAGGGAAAGGATTTTCTATGTATACATCAGGATCTGCTTTACCACTGAAGTATTCATATCTTTCATGTCTTACGTTCTTTTTTTGCTGCTCTGCTTTTTTCCTCAAAAGGAAAATTGTATTGTACATTTCAAAGTACTTCGCATGGAGACCGGGAATATTTGTGGATTCTGTATGAAGATTGTCCATGTCAATCTTTGAGTCCTTTTCCCACATCTCTTGAAGTTTTTCAAGATCGATCATAAAGGATTGTTTTCCAAATCTGTCAAGTTGTATATAGTATACTTGAAACTTACCTCTGCTGTAAAGTATTCGATGTCAGTATCCGTAGCATCGAATGCAATCGTAGACAAAGAATAAGGAAAAACGTCTTTGAATGTAACCTGAAATTTTGGTACTAGGTTATTACTAAGTATCTGAAGTGTTGCATCAGAGTAAATATTGAGACTTTCATTTTTATATTGACCACCAATATCTCCAGGTCCAAGTTTCTGAAGATTAACAATATCTTTCCCTGACTCTGGATATCCTAATCCACGAATCCATTTTTGAATTTCCATGTAATTTTTTAAATCTTCGTCTACAAGGAATCGAAGATTTAAATCACCAAATTGTATTTTATCACCAGGTAAATCAATGTCCTTTAGATATGTTGGTTGATTTGCAATACCTAAATCTAAAGATGGAATATTGGCTTCATTGCAGAAAAAGGCAACTCCTGGACTCCTTCTTAAAATAAATCGAAATCCAGTAGGAGAAAGAAAATTTCTATTTTCTATTTGCCTTGACGAAGTATCTGGCATATCACTCGCTTACAACAGTAGCACCAGTCCATCCACCATTTTTGCCATCATTATTTACCATCAGAGTAGTTGCATCTGATTCATTCTCATAAGTGGATCTATCAGAATAATCATCAGTCCATCTTCTATTACCTGCATAATAAACAGTCACACTTGAATTAATCAAACTTGGTTTTTTAATATGGTAAGGCATTTCTCTGGGAAATTTTTAAGTATTTAGCGTAAAAAAAGAGGATCCCGAAGGACCCTCCTGATAACTCTTGTGAGTATGAATCACATGAGGTTCTTGACAGCAACTCTTCTGTAGTAACGGTTGCTGTTGACACGGAGTCTTCCGAGACCCTGAGTGACTCCTTCTGCGAATGGGTTGGAAACAAGACCATAACGAGTCTTGAAGCCAATCTTGGGCTGGAAGGAGTTCTCTCCAACGGCACGAACCATCTGAAGAGGAACATATGGACAGTAGAAGAGACCTGCGTCGTAAGGTGAGGAACCTTTGTAACCGACAACATAATACTGGTTACCAGAGTTGGTAGCAGCATTAGCAGCAGACAGGTTTGCAGAATAAGGATCGATGTATACACGATACTTACCTTGCAGAACACCAGCGAAGGTGTTACC